TACGGCAACTTCTACAGGTTCTACAACTGCAACAGTTGCATTTACTCAGCCAGCAAATAATGGCGGGTCTACAATTACTTCTTACACTGCTACAAGTTCACCTTCTGGCATTACAGGAACTTTAAACCAAGCAGGGTCTGGAACAATTACAGTTTCTGGGTTGGCTGCTAGTACGAGTTACACCTTTACCGTTACGGCAACCAATGCAGTTGGTACAAGCGCAGCGAGTTCTGCTAGTAACAGCATCACAACGGATGTTGCAAGGCAGTTGTGGGTTTCTGGTCGAAACAACTTTGGTCAGTTGGGTCTGGGTGACTCTGGCGTATATACATATCGCTCATCTCCCACTCAAGTCGGCACACTGACTAACTGGTCTGTGACAACTGGGGGGCAAAACTTTACAACTACTGTTAAGACAGACGGCACGTTATGGTCTTGGGGCAATAATAACCGTGGACAATTAGGACTGGGGAATAGCGGCACTTATTTTAGATATTCTTCTCCTAAACAAGTTGGCAGTTTAACGGGGTGGTCAAAAGTTAGTAACGGGTACGCTTTTACTCTTGCAATTAAGACCGACGGTACTCTTTGGTCTTGGGGAGGTAGCGGCCAAGGTGCTTTAGGTTTAGGTAATGTCACATATTATTCTTCTCCTAAACAAGTGGGGGCATTAACCACTTGGGCTAACGTATCCGCAAATGCTGAAGGCAACCCTGCAATAGGTCTAACCACTGGAGGGACTATTTTTACATGGGGTTTTAACAGTTATGGTCAATTGGGTTTAGGTAATGTAACGGCCTATTCTTCTCCAAAGCAAGTTGGCTCGTTGACTACTTGGTCAAAAATTAGCATGGGTCAAACTTGGGCTGGAGCAATTAAAACAAATGGCACTCTTTGGATGTGGGGTAATGGTGCAAATGGCAAATTGGGGTTAGGCAACACTACAAACTACTCTTCTCCCGTTCAAGTTGGAAGTTTAACAAACTGGAGTCAACTTTCTTGTAATGGTAATAGTCATACGTTAGCCGTTAAGACCGACGGTACTCTTTGGTCTTGGGGATTTGGAGCTTACGGGGCTTTGGGTTTAAGTAACACTACAAGCTATTCAAGCCCTAAACAAGTAGGTGCATTGACCGCTTGGAGTAAAGTCGCAGGCGGTACTTTATTTTCAGTAGCCCTAAAAACAGACGGTACACTTTGGACATGGGGCGTAAATAATTTTGGGCAGTTAGGCCAAAACAATCTTACTAATCGTTCAAGTCCCGTGCAGGTAGGCACATTGACTACTTGGTTAACTATAGCTAATACTGTAAATACACTATTAGTTACCAAATCAACGTAATGAAAAAACAACTAGCATTCCTTTCTGGTATCCCGCGCAGTGGCAGCACGGTGCTGGCGGCTATTCTTAACCAGAACCCAATGACTCACGTCTCAACAACGTCTGGTCTTGTTGAGGCATTGAATAGCTTGGCAACTTCTTGGCACTCTTCTGGTTTGTTAAACGATAACGACCCCGAAAAGAAAAAGCTGGCTCAAACAATGCGTGGTGCGATTGATGCGTTTTACGAGGACAAAACTGCCCCGGTCATTATTGACAAGTCCCGTAGCTGGCCTATTGCAGAGATCATGTCCTCTATGTTTCAAGTCCTTGGCAAGCAGCCTAAAATTATCGCTACGGTACGTTCAATTCCTGACTGTGCAGCCAGCTTTCTTCGTATAGCAAAACCTGAAAATCTTGATGAGTTTATGCAATCTGGGAAACTGATGAGCCACCTAAAAGGTTCTTACCTCATGCTGCAAAACGGATATAGTTCTGCGCCTGAAAACTTTCTGTTTGTTGAGTATGAAGACCTGCTGTCTGACCCTAAAGCGCAATTGGCGCGTATTCACGCCTTTCTTGAATTGCCTGATTTCTCCTACGACTTTGACAACATTGACGGTTCCACGGTAGCTGAAGATGACGAGCAATTGCACGGCTATGTTGGCCTACACAGTATCAAGCCAAAGCTGGAAGCCCAACATAAACAAGACCCAAGAGATTTACTCAAGTCTTACTACTCAGAGTTTTGTCAGCCTGAGTTCTGGCTAGATACCCCACGAACAATGCCTGATATCCATGCACTAGATTTACAGCTTGCAGCGTCCACAATAGGTAATTTTCAAGAAGGCTGGCGCTTGGCCCAAGAATTAGAATCCAAAGAACCTAACAATCACCGCGCAGCTTATAACCGTGGCTGGTACTACCTACGTCAAGGGCAGATTCAAAAAGGTTACAGCCTGATGGACAGGGGCCGACTAGCAAATGTGTTTGGTAACAAGCGCCCCAACGTACCCACCCAACTATGGGACGGCAAGACCAAAGGCATCATCCTGCTCAACCTTGAAGGCGGTCTGGGTGACCAGATTCACCAAGTGCGCTACGCCAAATACATTGCCGCACGGGGTTGCAAAGTTATTGTTGCTTGCAGTGGCTCACTAGCATCCCTATTCGTTGATGTTGAAGGTGTATCCTCAGTCATCCAGCACGAAGCTGTATTTGGCATCTACCATGACTTCTGGGTTGCTGGTATGTCGGCTGTTGTACCGCTTGGGTTTGAGTTGGCAGACCTTTCTGGCGCTTCGTATCTAACTAAGCCTGTGACCATCAAAAGCCGCAAGAAACGCATTGGCCTACGCTGGCAAGGTTCTGCCCAGTTTGAACATGAACATCACAAAGCTTTTCCTTATGAATTGATGTTCACCGCAGTCAAAGACGCAGACGCTGAGTTCATTAGTTTGCAACGGGATCAAGGCGTTGACGCTGCCCCGGATTGGGTCAAGCCTGTGCCTTTAAGTAGCTGGGAAGACACCCGTCAGGCAGTGGCATCGTGCGACTTGGTGATTAGCTCTTGCACCTCTGTAGGCCATTTAGCAGCCGCTATGGGCGTTGAAACGTGGACAGTTACACCCATCATGCCTTACTTTTTGTATGCACTTGATGGCGAGACTACGCCCTACTACGACTCAATGAAGCTGATTCGCCAAGAAATGTTTGGGGATTGGCAAGCCCCATTTAACCGTATTAAAGACCGTTTGGGCCAGAAACCCGCATTAAGGAGCGTTGCATGAGCAATAGTTTATTTGTCAGGATTCAGTCGGGCCAAGTAACCGACTGTTGGGATACGCCACCCCCCGTTGGTCAAGATGGTTGGAAATCAGCCATTGAAGTGAGGCCAGCTATCACAGCGCACCGTCAAGGCTATACAGCCCACACATTTGATTTGTCCACTGACCCAGTGCAGATCGTGTACGGAACCTACGACATTCCTGTTGAAGACCGTAAGGCCGGGATGAAAGCCAATGCATCGTTCAGCTTCCAGCAAGTTGTCCAAGAGCAGATGCGTGACCCGTCCAAGTACGACCCTGCTGCCGTTGCCGCTGCACAAGCTGCCATTGCACCCAAGGTCGCTGCGATTGAAGCCGCTACAACTCACGATCAGCTTGACGCTCTGCTATGAAAATACTAGTCATGGGGCTACCGGGCAGCGGCAAGACCTACCTTGCTACCGCCCTCAAAGCCTACCTTGAGAACAACTCAAGCATCAAGAATATGCCAGCACACAGGATGCAGGACACGGTTCCTATGTCTTACAAGTGCAGTGTGGACTGGTTCAACGCTGACGACATCCGCAAGCGGTTCAACGATTGGGATTTCTCCAAGGAGGGCCGCATTCGTCAGTCATTGCGGATGGCTGAGTTTGCCCTCAAGTCCACTGGCGACTATGTGATCTGCGACTTTGTGGCCCCGCTGGTAGAGATGCGGAACAACTTCAAGGCCGATTGGACTGTCTGGATGGACACCATCGATCAGGGTAGGTTTGACGATACCAACAAGGCATTTATTCCACCGAAGGAATATGACTTCAGAATTACTGAGCAGAACGCCGAGAAGTGGGCAGAGTTTATCGGTCAGCACATCCTAGACAGCCGCCGCCGCCCTGTGTTTGATTGGAAGAAGGAAACCGTGCAGATGCTGGGCCGCTGGCAACCTTGGCATCCGGGCCACAGGGCGTTGTTTGACCGGGCTATTGCCAAGACAGGCCAAGTAGTTATCCAGATCAGGGACTGCCAAGGCTGGAACGGCTCCAACCCGTTTGCCGCAGAGCAAGTAAAAGACTTGATCAAGCGTGATCTAGACCCCTTGTACCAAGGGCAGTACGAGATACAGCTTGTGCCCAATGTGGTGAACATCACCTACGGGCGTGACGTGGGCTACAAGATTGAGCAGGAAGTGTTTGATGCAGCCACCCATGCTATCTCCGCAACTGACATCAGAAAGAAGATGGGTGTGTGATGACTGAGAAAATGATCAGCGAGACAGAGGCCAAGCTGTCGGTGCATGAGGCCATCTGCGCCGAAAGGTACGCTGGCATCCAGAAGAGCTTTGCTGATGGCTCAAAGCGGATGGAGAAAATTGAGTACCTGATCTACATCGTGATCGTTGCAGTGTTGTTCGGCCCCGGTGTCGCTGGTGAGTTTGTGAAGAAAGTATTAGGGTTGTGATGTGGATTTTTTTGACATCTTGTCAAAAGCATGGCCCATCCTGCTGGCAATCATCACGCTGATCATTGTCTTGGCTAAACTCGACCTGCGGGTGGCTGTTTTGGAAGAGAAGGTAAAGCAGCTATTTGAGATGTGGAACAAGAAATGAATGACGACAAAGGCGCTCTAATTGAAAAGGCTACTTTTGCAATACTGCCGTTATTGTTCAGTTGCGTTGTGTATCTGATGTCTGCCTTGTCCAATTTGAGCCATGAAGTGACTATCCTCAACAGCAAGATTTCCCTTGTTGTCACATCCGACAACAAGCAAGCCAGCAACTCAGGCGCTGAACTGGCAAGGGAAAAGCTGCGGCAGGACTTGGAAAAAGAAATTCAAAAGAACCGAGATGACATCATGCACAACAGACAAGAGATTGCCGTCATCAACACCAAGTTGGAGAAGAAGTAATGCTAACCCTACTTTCAACCCTGATCAGTTTTCTGGCTGGTGGCCTGCCCAAGCTGCTTGGTTTTTTCCAAGACAGGGCTGACAAGACCCACGAACTCACAATGGCAAAGCTCCAAACGGAGCGTGAGCTTGAGCTACGCAAGGCCGGGTTTGAAGCCCAGCAGCGGGTGGAAGAGATCAAGGTAGAGGGCCAAGCCATCGAAGCCGAAGCCTCAGAACGGGCTGCGATGTACGCCCACGACATAGCCATTGGACAAGGTGCAAGCCAGTGGATGGTCAACCTACGCTCTGGTGTTAGACCCATACTGACCTACGGTTTCTTCGCTCTGTTTGCGTTTGTCGAGGTCGGCGGGTTTGTCTACGCATGGCATCGGGACATTGCATTTGACGTGTTGATTGCCAAGCTGTGGGACGCCGACACCCAGATCATCTTTGCAAGCATCATCAGTTTCCATTTTGGTGGACGAGCGTTTAAAGGTGGCAAGGATTGAAAGTCTCCGACCGCTGCAAAGAGATGATCAAGCACCATGAAGGTTTTAAGCTAAAGCCGTACCGTTGCCCAGCAAAATTATGGACTGTAGGAGTAGGCCATGTTTTATACCCGGATCAAGGACGTTTACCTCTGGATCAAAGAGATGCTTTCCAGCTTGCGCCAGAAGATAACCGCACGTTTTCAAAGGCAGAAGTAGATGGACTCCTTAGTTTTGATCTCCAGCGATTTGAGGTTGGGGTCGCCCGACTTTTTCCTATGGTGCTGGCCCAAGGTCAGTTCGATGCTCTTACCAGCTTTGCTTTTAACCTTGGTCTGGGAGGACTTCAGCGGTCAACGCTCCGTCAAAAGGTTCTTCGGGGCGAGGTGGAAGCGGCTGATGAGTTCTTGAAATTCACCCGAGGCGGGGGTAAAATCTTACCGGGACTAGTCAAGCGCCGCAATGACGAACGCGCTCTGTTCCTATCTTAGGATTAAAAA